TGCGAGAGAAGGACTTGAACCTCCGACCTTCGGGTTATGAGTTTTTTAGACGTAATAATTTTGCTTTAAGCTTTGATTTGTTATACTTGTATTACAAAAAATACAAAGGATTTAAAATGACTATATCAGTAAGACTTGATGATGATTTATTTAATTCTGTCGATATGCTTTCTAAATCAACAAATAGAAGTAAATCTTTTTATATAAAAGAAGCCTTAAAAGAATATTTATCTAATTTTGATAATAGCAAATATGAATTAAATGATGATACTCTAAAATCTATCAATAATATAGAAAAAGGTGTAAATTTATCTAAAAAGTTTAATTCCGTAGATGATTTGATGAAAGATTTAAATAGCTAATGTTAGATATTTATTACGAAAATTCGTTTAAAGCGGATTATAAAAAGCTTGTTAAGCAAGGTTTTGATATTGATGTGTTATCTACAGCCATAGAATATCTTATAAATAAAATAGAACTACCTAAAAAATATAAAAATCACTCATTAACTGGTAGTTTCAAAGGCTATTTTGATTGTCATTTAAAGCCTGATTGTGTTTTGATATATAAAATAGAAAATAATACTTTATATTTAGTTCGTATTGGATCTCATTCAAATTTATTTAAATCATATAAATAACTAATTTTCTTTAATTATCATAAATATATTTTTTGATATAATTTAATATAATTTTTATATTTAAGGTTTATATAGGAAATTTATACTTATTATTTTTTATCTTTGACTTTTTTATTTTCAAAAAATTTTGATAAATACAATAGAAACGTAACTCCTGCTTGTACTTTAATAAGAAGATAATATTATCTTATATATATTTTTATATGTTGCTTTGGATTTATACATAAACTACCACTTGTTTTACACATTTCAAAATTTATATCGTGTTTATCGCTTTCTACTATAAAGCAACTATCATTTTTTATTTTTTAAAATTCGCTATCAAAAAATTTATTTTTTCTTATCTTTTTTCCTATATTTTCTTCCATTATATCTTCTAATTGTATAATTCTATGTTTTATTATATTGTTTTCCCTTTCTAATTCTTCTGCCCTTTTATGTGCTTTGTATATGTAGTATATCATTGCTATAAATATCAATAATGATATAATATTTGATAATATTAGAGTATCATAATACATACTTATCTCCTTTTCTATTATATTGTTAAGATTTTTCATTCCTCTTATTGTTTCTGCCGTTATTTGATTCATATTATTTTCAAAATTCATTTATTCTATCTCCTTTTTTAGTAGTCTTGTTTTGATATCAGATATATAAAATTCTTGTTCTTTTTCGCTTAATCTTGAAAAATATTCATTTAATTCTTTGATTTTTGAATTACTTTCATTTTCTTTTTGAAAATTTTTTATTAAAAATTTATATAATGCTGGTCTATTTTTTTCCCAGTTATACAGTGTTCTAATCTCTATTTGTAGCTCTTTTGCTAATTCTGTTTTATTTACCATTATATGAAAACTTTTCATTATTTTATTTTAAATTAAGCTTATTTATGAAATAATTTCATTGTGATATTTGAATATATTTCATATTTGTTAAATTCTATCATAAATATGAAATTTTTACAAACCAACCAAAAAACGCAGTCAGAGTAAAGAGATGAGAGTAAGCCGTTTTTTGGTAATTTCCTTTTGCGTTTGGTTAAGCGATATTAACCAGCCCTAAGTAAGGCTTTAAACTGCTTGGGCTAGTTTTTTATCGGTAGATCTCTAGCCCTAATTTATACCGAAAAATAAATTTTAAAGGATTTACCGTGATTATTCAACAACAATACAGCATAAGTTATGAGGTCACAAAGGGCTTTGTCAAAGCTACTTCTAGCGGAAGTATGAAAAATGATAGTGGTGAAGTAATAGAATATGGTCCAAGTGTTCGTATTTTTGCTACAAACATATACCAAGCTACTACTGAGAATGAAAAAACAGGCTTTGCAAATAGTTACGATAGACAACTTTGCTTTAAAATCAATTGTGAAACTGATACCAAAGCAGGACAAATCGCAAATCTAATACAAACTTCTTTAATTTCAAATTCTCCTATTTATATTAATGGTGACATACCTATCCGTAAAAATGATGGTTCATTTGAAGTAAGCGTAATAGAAATTAAAGGCTTAGATAAAGAACTTGAAAAGTTAAAAGAAGTTAAAAAGTAAATTTCTACAAAGCCCCTTTTTAGGGGTTTGATAGAGATTTAATCTCAAATATTTTTTTAAGGAGTTTAAGATGAAAAATCTTAAAACTAAGGTAATAACAGGCGTTTTTGGTCTTATGAGTTTATCTAGCCTTGCAAGTGTAGCCGTAACAATAGATGACGCCACTGGTAAAGTTAGCGGTTCTCTTGATGTAGGTCCTTATATGGCTGCTTTTGGGCTTGTTATTATCGCTGTTGCTGCTATGTGGGCTGCTAAAAAAGCTCTTTCTCTTTTTGGAAGATAATTCCAAATTTCAAGCTGGAAATTCGCCCTAATTTGTTTCTTCCTGAAATAACAACTAAGGCGAATTTCAGCAGACAACCGCAGGGCGTCAGTCTTAAAAAAAGGTAAATAAAATGGATATTGATTTTACAAAACTAGCTATTTTTATAAACTCTTACTTTGGAGTTCTTATCGTTGCTTGTTTTATTGTTAAATCTACTTTATTTGCTTTTTCCGTTTTCAATAAAGAATAAAAGGCTTCAAAAATGGATATACATAATCTTACAAATTTGCCTTTAAATGAATATCATTTCCTTATGGCTCAAACTGCTATTTTATGCGGTTTTTGTGTAATGCTTGTAACCTTTTTAATAATATCAAATTTAAAGGGATAAATAATGCTTGAAATAACTAGTGTACCAAGTTTTGATTATTTCTTTACTATTTTTATTTACTTTACTTTATCTTGTATTCCTATTTTGCTTGTTTTTACTATTTTTACAAATAAAATTATGAAGTAAATAGTATGAAGTCTATTTTTAAAATAATTATTTTCTCTTTTTTATTTGTAAATTTTGCTTATTGCGCAACTTATTCGTCTTTTAGTATGTCAGCCCCTGTAACTTTTTTTAAAATTCCTATAAATACAGAAGGTGAAATCATTTCTAGTAAAGATGGTACATTTACTTATTTTGTAGTAGATGATAAATTTTTCCCTGTCGAATCTGTTTATCCTCACGTAAGTTCCTTTACTTATAAAGTTTGTCATCCTGATTATTCTTATTATCTTGCTTTAGATGGTAAAGTCTTTGTTGCCAATAATTTTGAATCTTCTAATGAAATTGTTAGATATAAAATTGAACATACAATCTCTTCTTATGATTGTGCAGATCGATTAGTGGATACTCCAGCCATTAGAGTTAATGTTTCTTATCTTCGTTCTTATAAATATTACAGCTGTAGTACCAATACTTATAACAGTACTTTTGATCCTAATACTAGAACTTGTAAAATCTGCAATAAAGGTGATAAATTAAATTCGGACGGTATGTGTTATACTGATTGTACTAAATATGATTTTAAAAACGGAGTGATTAAGATAGGTTTTTCTGACGGCAGTTGCGCTGATTGCTCTACTTCTAAAAATTATAATGATTTGTATAAGTGTCTTTGTAATTTTTCAGGTTCTTCCTTTTCAAGCGGTGCTTTTGTTGGAGATAATAAAGGTTCTATTTATGCTAATTGTGATAATGCTACTCAGATACAAACACCTGATAACATTTTTGATGATAAACCTACAGAATCAACAAATCCTAATAAACCAACAAATCCCGGTAGTGGTTCAAGCGGTGGCGATATAACAGATCCTAAACCAGTTCCAGGCGGTAGCGGTAGCATTACAACAGATCCGGGAAATAAACCAGACGGTTCAGATCCGAAACCAGATGATAAACCAAAAGATTCTAATAATAATCCTGGTGGCGGTAGTTCTTCTGCTGGTGATAGCGAACTTGAAGGTGATAGCGAAACTGTAGATTATAGCGAAGATTTAGAAAAATATAGTGATGAACTCGAAGAAATAAATAAAAAATTCTCTAAAGGTGTTAAAAATGTTACTGATAGTTTAAAAAGTTTTAAAGAAAATTATTTAAGTCTTATAAATGTTTTAGGTGGCGGTGTTAATTCTATAAATAAAAAAACCGTCGTAACTAGTTGTCCAAAAACTTTAGATTTAAAAATATCTAATGTTCCTAATATTAATTTTGATGTTTGTAAATTAATGGTTGATGTCAAACCTTTAACGTATGCTATTTTTTTCTTATTGTTTAGTTATATGTTCTTAAGCGTTATATATAGATTTATATTGTTATTTTTCATTTAGGACTTAAACATGCTTCAAGTAATCGGATATTTGTTTGGTTTAATAGGTTTTGTTATAACATATTTATTTAATAAAATAACTTCAATTTCTGCTTTTTTAGCTGTTCTTACTATCAATGGTATGATTTTTGGCTTGTTTTTAACTTACGTTAAATTTCTTTTAGACATTATTTTATTTTTTTATCACAATGTTAATAATATTATTAAATATATTAATGGAATGATTAATAGCGGTGGAATAGTCGGTTATTTTGTTGATATATTGTCTAGCCTTGGGTTTTTAAATGCTTTTTATGATGCTTTTGTTATTTTTTCCGTTCCTTTTAATACTATGCTTTCTTTCATCGCATCAAAATATGCCGTTAGAGGACTTTTGTTTATGCGTGAAAGCATTTTATCTCTTGTTATATCAAAATTATCATAGGTCAAATAATGGCTATCCACTATATAGTTGGTAATCCTGGAAGCGGTAAGAGCTATTATGGCGTTTATATTCTTTGGGATAAATTCATAAAACAAACTAAAGAGCCAAAAGGATTTTTAAAACAATTTATAAAACCAAAAGTTACTAAAATTTATGATATTGCTTATACAAATATAAATGAGTTTAAATTTGATAAATCAGATAAGATTATTCCTTTCGACTTTGAAAATATATTATCTAGTTTGACTATACTTTTTAACAGATACAAATTTGAAAAAGCTACTGATGAAGAACTTATAAAAACTGCAAAACAACTAAATTTACTAAATGCTATATTTGTTATAGATGAAATACACAACTTTTTTAACGAAAAAGAAAACGAAGTCCTTATTTGGTGGCTTACTTACCACCGCCATTTGTACCAAGAATTATATTTCATTACTCAGGATCTCAGCCTTGTAAATAACGAATACAAAAGAATAGCTGAGTTTTTTTACCGTGCTGTTGATAGTTCAAAACGCTTCTTTTCAAAGAAATTTAGATATATACAATACTCAAATTACAAACTTTATCAAAAAGACATTATTAAAACTTTTCATATAGATTTTAATCAAGAAATATTCAATTTATACCATTCTGGACAAAACGGACTAGGAACAAGCTTTGTTAAAAAATACCTTTTTATCTCTCTTATAATATTTGGTTTTTGTATTATTGCATTTGCTATTTTTGTAAATTCTATCACTCCAGATACTCCTAAAAAAGATATACAAAATTCAAATATCCAAAATACTACAGATACTGCATTTCCTATTACTAAAAATAATACTTTTGGTCAAATTTCTAAAAAAATCAATACTTCAGAAATATTTTACTATGAGATTAATTGTATAAATTTAACTTGCTCGTTTCCAAATTCAAACGATAAATTTGATAAACGAGCTATCAAATTTCTTCTAAATCAGACTGAAATTTTGTATGAAACTAAAAAATACAATATTTCAAATGTTGAAACGTCTATCTATTTTTTAAAAGATGACGTTTTTAAAATTCTTAATATCAAATTTAATGATAAAGGAAATACCGATGAAAAAGATAATAGCCTTTTTAGTAGCTTTGGCTCTAACAATACAAGCAGATCAAATCAAAAATAATCTTTTAGAATTTGCAAATATCGTTTCTAGTTCTACACAAAGCGAAATTTTGATAAGTGGCGATATAAATCCGCTTGATTTTTACTTTTTTACTCCTAAAGAAACAACTAATATCAGTTTGCAAATATTTAAAAAGATGGTTGAGCTTCAAGGATTACGCTTTTTAAAACTAGGCTCTTTTTATTACGTCGATAAGCCTATTATAATCGATGAAAACGCAACCAACAAAGAAGAAGAGCCAGAAAATCTTTATTACATAAAACTTAAAAATAATAGCTATAAGGAGATTGATGCTATGCTAAATCAATACGATAAAAACTCTACATACATAAGTCAAGATAACGCAGTCGTTTTTAAAAGTACTGATAAAATTTATTCTGAAATACTTTCATATTCAGATAATTTTGATAATAAAGTAGCAAAACAGGTTAATTTTAAAGTAACTATACTTGAAACAAATTTAAGTGATTTAAAAAGTCGTGGCACAGAGATAAATTCACTTATAAAAGGTGTTGATAGCGTAGATTTTAGGTATTTTTTTAATCTTATGACGGTTCCTTATACTCAAAATACTAATGTAACAAATAAATCAGATCAATTTTATGGTGTTTTGAATTTTCTTGATACAAATAATATCACTAAAATAAAATCCAGCCCTTTTTTAGTTGCTAAAAATAATACAGAAGTATTTTTTAGCAATGTTAAGACAATTCCATATCTTACTACTTCTACAAATATCACAAATGCTCAAACTCAGCAACAAAGCAATTATAGCTATAAAGATGTCGGCTTAAAGCTTACTTTAAAACCTATTATTATAAATGACAACATTGACGTTGATATTCATCTAATCTTTGAAAATTTATTAAGCAATTCTGATACTTTGACACCTACTACAAGCAAAAAAGAGTTAAAATCAACTTATAAACTTAAAAAAGGCGATATCCTTGTTCTAAGTGGCATTAATCAAGAAAATGAAATTACTTATACTTCTGGCGTTCCACTATTAAAAGATATTTGGCTTTTAAAATATCTTTTTTCTACTACTAAAAAAGAATTTGTAAATTCAATACTTACTATTACAATAGAAGTTTTTTAAAATGAATAACTTAAATACTGATATAAATTTATTTAATTATGGCGCCCCAAGCGCCACAATGAGCGCGCAGGAGCCTGCGACTGCGTGCGAACAGGGGGCGCCTTGTCAAATTAATAAAAAACTCTCAGCTTTAAGTTTGAGCGTAGCGAAAAACATAAAGCCATACATTAAAATACCTTTTGGAGTATCAAAAAATGATTTAAAAATATCAAATCTAAAAATACAAAATCAAAAAGAATGGCTTAAAAATCAAATTTATAAAATGAACAAAGAAACTGGCGAAGTAAAAACTCTTCTTGATGTTTCTATGTCTGCAAATTTAAGCCCAAAATATTACGCCGAACTTAATAACCGCGTAAATACCATTACTGATTTTGCATTCAATAAAGGCTTAAAATCATCATTTTTAACAATAACTCTAAATGGTTGCTTTCGTGATGCCTTAAAAGGCGATTTTAGCCGTTTTAAGCCTAAAGACAGAAGTCTTTTAAGCGATGATTTTAAATACAAGATGATGTTTAATCCTTATTCTATAGGTATAAAAGATTTAATTGATTTATTAAATTATCAATGGAATATATTTATAAAGCGTATTCATACTAAATTTAAAGGCATTGAAAAATATTATATAAGAGCTTTTGAACCGCATAAAAACGACGGTGTTCCACACATACACGCTCTTATTTCTTATCCTGAATACGCACACGAATTCATATATAAAACTTTTAAAGATGTTTTTTATGCTCCACAAAATTTAAAAGTTAATTATCTCTCTAAAGAGCAGATTAAAAATGGCGAAATAAATGGTTTTCAATGGACTTTAAGTAATCCTACTGGATATGTTTTAAAATATATAAATAAAAGTTTTATTAACTTTGATAAAAATGATAAATTAGATCTTAATTCTGCTTGGTATATAAAATATAAAGTTCGCAAATTTATTAGCTCACGTCACCAAATTCCGCTTTGGATATATCGTAAAATTAACTTCTTTTTTAGGGATTTTTATAATCTTTGCACTTTGAAAGATAATCCTGATTGGGTTTGCGAGTGGAGCTATGATAAACAATATTTTCGCCTTGAAAACATACAAACTACAGAAACTATACTTTATGAAAATGGCATTATGAAACATACAATCAAAGATTATATTATACATATCTATCAAAAAGAGACTAAAGAACAAAATCCAACTCCATATAAAATTACTGATAAACCTACTATAAAAGCTAAAAAAGAGTATAAATTTATTAAACCTACAGAACTTCCAATAAAAAGAATGAAAGATTACACTCTTATTACTTATTATAAAAATCTTGATACTTTTAACTCAAATTTACAACATTTAGCTTATGTTGAAAATGAGCTTATTAAGCGTGATTTAGGATTTATCGTAGGAACAAAAGAAATTCATAATCTCAATAAGCCTGTTGTTGAGAGTTTTATTGAAAGGAATAAAAGATATTATGATTTTTAATGAAGTTTTTAATCAGTATATAAAATATTATGAGCTTCTTTTACGTCCTAGCACCTTAAGAAGTGATGTTGCTACATATAATAAACATATTAAACCAAATTTGGGATTAAGAGATGTAGGTAAAATATCTTTTTTAGATATTCAAGTGTTTTGTAATGATCTTATCAAACAAGATTATAAGATAAAAACTGTTAAAAATATACTTACAAAATTAAGGGTTATATTCAAATTTTCTATGAAACTTGAACTTATAGATAAAAATCCTTGTGATTTTGTAGAACTTCCTAAATTTGATAATAAAGTATATTTTGACTATGGTGTAAAAACTCAAAAAAGGATTATTAATGCTATTGTTAATAACATAAATCCAACTGCTGATATCTTCTTTTTCCTTTTGCATGGTAGAAGAAAAAACGAAGTTTTATCTCTTAAGTGGTCTGATTTAAATTTGAAAAATAGAACTTATAAAATACCTTGCCACATTAATAAAGCTAAGCGTGATATGTTTTATACTATGAGTGATGAGCTTTATAACAGACTTTATAAAAGATATATTAAGGCTAAAAAGTTAAATTTACTAAATACCTATGTTTTTCTTAATCCAGATACTAATAATAAATTTGTTGATTTACGCCGTTCTTGGAATACTTTATTAAAATCTAATAATTTACCTAAAATAAGACTGCACGATATAAGACACTTAATCGCTACTTATTCTATCAATTATTTAAATTTACCAGTTGAGCAAGTAAGTTTTGCTTTGGGTCATACAAATATAACTACTACGCAAAAATACATCACTACAAATATTAAAAAATCAAAAGAAACAATCGAAAATATACTAAATTCTGTAAGATAAAAAGTAAGATTATTTTAAGCTTTAAAACAATGTGCTTTAAAAGATGATTTTATGCTTATTTGGT